CGGGGCGCTTGCCAGACACTAGACGTTTACTTCTTGGTGGTCTTCTTTAAGTGTCTGACTTCATCTTGCTTCTCTTCTTCAAGTATGAAGTATGCGTGCTTTGTAGGTTTCTGGGGCAGTGCGTATCTAATATTGCCTGGGTCAAACTTGGGTTCAAGCTTGAGTTTACTACTTGGTGGCATGTCGGAAGGATCAGGAGTACCATACCATCTAGGTGGAAAAGCACCTAACCAGAGTTCGTACCTAGTAGTACTATTGGGGGACTCATTGCCGGTCGTTAGCGAAGCGGCAAGGTACATGGTCGATCCAGCCTTAATGCTGATTTTGCCATAAGCGCACCAGACATCGTTATCACTAAAATAGGTATCCGTGACAACGTATTCCTCGGCAACAATCTCTTCGAGGGTAGTCGAATTCTTGAAGATAGGGGGCCTTCCAGCGTCGAAACCATTCGGAATGGAAATAAGGACACCCCACACTCCAGTGTAATCTTTTGTGAACTTGAAACCGTTCAGCTGGTAGTCTATGGTGATTGGCATGTTTCCGTAGTTATAGGTGATTTCACTGGCTGTACCAAAGTTCGGTACGTAGACTTCGTTCTCATTGGAAACACTGAAACCTGTGAGCGTGATTTTGCCACCGTCCATTGAGAGCTTGTTATCAACGGTTGGCACCATCAAACGGATTTTGTACACTACGAAGATATTTCCAGAGGTTCCTTCATTTGCGGCTCCTTCTATGGCAATAGAAAGCCTGCAGGGATCATTGAACAAGGCCTCACCTTTGGTATAACTTTGATAACCGTTACTGATGAAGTAAGACTTGTTACTGGCGAATTTCTTCGAGTCAACACGGAGGACGTGTTTCGCCCAGACGGGTCCGTTAACCGCGCCGTATTGATTGAGTATCTCTTTATTCGATGAGGGTGGTTCATCGTTGACATCATATTCAACATATCCTGAGAAGTAACCAGGTAACAATGTTGGAGAGCATGGCACGTACTCTAGTGCGCAATCTAAAATGTCAAATTTTTCGTAAGCCTGTGCTACAAGCGACAACCATGGGAAGGTATCCTCCCTTCCTGGATTGACTGTGAAGTTGTACCCTGCAAAGTCGGATGTCGCTGGGATGGTGGCAAGCCATTCCCTATGTTCGACTACAATCTCGCCACGCCTATTTTTCATTCTTGGAGCACGATTTTTGGTGTTGTAGCCTACGGAGACCGTCGGTTCTTGTCTAACTGTGGATATGCCGGCTTTACGTCTGCGGGCAGTAACTCTGGTGGATCTTTTGTTCGATTTGTTTTGTTTAGAAATTTTGGTATTCATGAGTTTGGTGATATGTGTGTGTGTTGAGCTTTTGGACAGTGAGCTTCTGTGTGGTTTCCCACTGGTATTTTGAGGTGATAGAGGCAATAAAATTTGCATCCGCCTGTCTATCATCAGGACAACGTATACGTCACGGGAATACGGGCAGTAAGCTTGCCGGGCCCGGTAGGCCACCGGAGGTAGCAGTTTAACGTCGTACTAAGGACGAGACCCCATCTAGTAGTCAGCTATAAGTTTACGAGAGATGGGGTGTGTGTACACCACCGGTAGATCCGTGATTTCGCCCAATAGATTCAAGAAGTCGTCCATTTCAGTAGAGTCTATGTTGTACCGACTCAGCATGAATCTATCAAACTCGTCACTATCTACATATGTAGGTGATTGTTTTATCTTCCAAGGTTCATGGGGTTCCATGACGTATGTCTTTCTAGTGTAGCACTCTTGACAGATACGCTTTATTTCTAAGTCTATGTTGATATAGAACCAGTTGGTCTGCATGTTACCGTAACCAAGCCACTGAGCTAGTAACATGCGTTTGCACTTTTCATCATAAGTTACCTTATGTTTAACGATGGTGTCTATGGAGGTCAAGACCTTCCCAAATTTTAACACGAAACTTGGTAATCTTGTCCAAACTAACTCACCGCCTGGGTCCCTCAGTAAGACCCCTTTTAAGAATGTTGGAAACTCCGTGCTCTTCGATAACTTCGCCTTCAGCCCCAGATAATTGTATCTTGCGACATATAGGTTGACATCGCTATGGGGGTTGTCTCCAATTATGGCATATTGTGCTGCCATGGTGCATAGACTATTTGAGAGGCAGGTATGGCCTTCACCAGTCAGTCTCATGTCTATGACCTCATTCCAACAATTCTTTGGTACGGCAGGTAATTTGACGTTTCTATTCTCAAAAGTAAACGCTAACTTTTGGTTGTATTCCCTCTGTATGGCCTCATACAGGTAGTCAAATCCCATGCTCCTAAGGAACTTTTCGGCTTGTGCCCTGAATTTCTTTGTTTGTGTTCGGTCGTACTTTGAGAAGTCGCATTCCAAGAAAAAGATATCTTCTCGGTCATTGACTACAGCGAGTGAATCGTCACCCATTATCAAAGTGTGAACACCTGGCGTTTGGCATGCTCTGGCCACGTACTCATTGATGTCTGAAGAACTAGCCCCACAAGTGAAGTAAAAAGTAAATGTGAGGGTTCCTTGTTTAATTGGGAAAGACATTTTCTTGTCAAAAACTTTAGACGCGAGCCACTTAGAAATATTCCACACGTCATATCCAGTTTCATAGAATTCCCAACCGGATTGGTATGACAGTAGTCTAGGTATAAATTTTTCGCGTGTCGACAAAATCTCGTCTCCTTTGATGCCCAATTTAATGTGTGAAGGCAGATGCATGTTAAGTACGTTTTGGTTCTGTGTGTTAATGTTCCTTTTCTGGTTTGGGTTCAGTTTGTCAAACCACTCCTCATAACTCTTGATGTTCATGGTATCAGTGGTAAGTTGATGTTCCTTGAAAAATTGTTTGTATCTTTTCCAAGTAGGACTCGTGAAAGCAGGTACACTATTCCTAATTATTGTTACTCTACCGATCCAACAGGCCAATTGGTTTTCCATTGTGTTGGCAGGTCTGCACATATCTGACACCAGAAACATCATTGGATATATGCCTTCTCTCTCTTTTTCACAGAAAGGTTTGAGTACCACACTGTCATCGTGTGTGTATCCCAATTTTTCATAGGCCACGACAACATTCTCTGTGAGTCGTGGTGTGACCTTTGGGGGTAACATTTTTGTCTGCATAGGTAAGACGTCGCGGCATTCGGACCAGGCCCAATCGTTGGTTATCGTGGACTCCTGGTACCTTATGTAAACCGGGCAACTGTTTCCCGTTTTCTGATTGATCTTAAAATGCTCGTCAATCCTCTTCCTATAACTCCAATTAGCAGACTTCTTGTGCCATTTGTAGGTGCTCCAATCTCCATATTTGAGTCTCTCCAAAGCAGAGACTACCCACCAACCTCCGGGTACGATCTTGATTGATTCCTCCAAGTATATAGTGAACCTTGGGAATGTGCTAAACAATTCATGCTTCTGAGTGATATGTTTGAATACTTGATTTTTCGCATATTTTACAATCTTGCCTCTACACATGTAGATGAGCAAAGCTCCACCAGCCCACACCAATCCCTTGCCAGCCAAACGAAGAAGGTTCCTCCAAGACCAATGCGGTTCTTCAACCTGCAGTCTCTTTATAGAACGCCTCTGATCAGCCACCCAAGTAGAATTAGCATAGGTGATGTCATTGAGATTCAAACTCTTTCGCCTCAGATAGGAAAAGAAAAAATTGTCTAGAGAACACATAAATCTATCCATTTCGATGTGTCGTCCCATCAACATAAGTCGGTATCTAGTGATTAAGGGGTGTTGAATCACTCTGTTCCTGTACATTGACAAATTAACAGCATTAACATTTGTCAAATTTATGAGCACCTTGATAACCTCGATGGGGAGCCAGTCAACCTGTTCTCGGACAAAGAACCACCAGTAAGTACGGTCGTATTTAAAGTAGCCGTCCCAATCCATAGGGTCGGTTTGCAACTCGATACTTTCCCAGTATTCTTCATCTTTCTTGATCTTCTTAGCTCTTCCAGATGGGGGGTCATTCTCCTTATCCTCAATAATGTTGTCAACTTGTACTTTCTCATACT